CTTCCACTTACTGGCACTAATGCTTCATCCATAGCATCCATCATAGCATCAAATTTAGTCAATACTGTATTTGCTGTTAAATCAGCAGTTTCAGCAGTTATTGCTTTTTGTGCATTTCTTAAACTATATATAGTAGAGAACATCATTGCATCTAGCTCAGGAAACTTTTTAGTTTCATTCATTACTTTTGTAATGTTACTTATAGATGCTACCATATTAGTTTGATTTACATCTTGTGGATGCACTAGTGTTTGCCAAATTCTATGGTTAGTAAGTGTTTTAGTCTCCCATTCATTTGAGAAGTTTTGAGAGAAGTCTCCAATTTTAGTTCTATCTCCGTCAACTCTGCCTCCAGTAGATAAAAGTGGTATTTTTATAGTCTTTGCATCTACTACTTTATATTTTTTTGTATTTTCGTTACTCCATAATGCTCCTGAATATAAGACATATGGATAAGCATTTGCTAATTCTCTTGAATAACTTTCTGCGTAATTTACTGTCATTTACATCATCCTTTCTATTATTTTCTAGGTCTTACACCTGTAAAGTTAAATCCAAATACATCTCCTGTGGTTTGGTCTGCTGGTTTTACAGGTTTAGCTCCTTTTAATCTTTCCTCAACTGCCTTTTTAACAGCATTTTGGAATGCCTTTTCAACCGCTTCTATTGAAGCATTGCAAGTTTCTGCATCCGAAAAATTAAGAGTATCAATTAACTCTTTTGGTAAATTCTTTTCTGCTAATGTTTCATAAGCTTGAGCCTTTAGCTCTCTAGTTGTTATATCTCTTTCTCTTTTTTCTAGTTCTTTTATTCTTTTTTCTTGCTCATATTTAGCTTTCTCATCTGACTTCATTTTCGCAAGTTTTTCAGCTTCTGTCACAGCTTCTGTTATAGCAGTTTGTTTATTTGCTTCCCATTTAGTTTGTGCAGTTTGTAAAGCCTTGCTTACTCTTCTGTCAAATTCGGCTTGATAGTCTTTATTCCCGCCTAAAATATCATCAAATGATGGTGCTTGATTTCCTGTTCCTCCTGTATTAGAACCCTCACCAGCTCCAGTATCAGTAATTGTTCCACCACCTGTTTGGCTTGGTGTTCCACCACCAGCTCCAGTATCAGCCATTAACTGTAAATTCATTTTTATACCTTTTTTCATCGTTTACCTCCTTGCCCAATATGTCCAATGTCCATATCGTTCAATATCTTGTTAGCTTATATATTTCATCTAATATTACATCTGTAATATATTGACTATGTACATATGATTCTTGATTATACTCATTTATTTTATCATTATATAATTGAGCTAACGAGAATCGCTCATTTTATCCCTCCTTATGCCCATTTAGTTAATGATTTGAAAAGAGCATCATAATCTATTAAGTCTTTATCATATTGTGCTTCCATTGATTCCTTAAGTTGTTCTTCTATTGATTTTACATGTTCTATTTCTTTTTCATGCTCTTTTTTATATTTTTCTATTTTCTTTTCATAACAATTTTTTAAATTTTGCTCCATTTTTTCTTCAAAATTACTTTTGACCTTTTGTTTCATATTTTACCCCTCTATTTTAACTATTTTCCCATTTTTTAATGTGTATCCTTTTTTACCTGAGTTTCTAAAATCATATATTTTATAAGCTTCTTGATAAACTTCTTCACATATACCGAGTTTAATAGCTAAATTTTTTATTACTAAGGCATGATCTTCACAATAAGAACTCATATCTTTATTATTTTGTTCATAATAAAATTTATCTGCTTTCTTTTGTGTTTTAGCCATTTCTTGAGCGAATATATTTATAACTTCTTGTCTATCCATTTTTACCATCCCCTTTATTCAGCAAACATCCAATCTTCTGCTAACATATCAGTTTGACTTGCTAACCACGGAACAAATTTCCCATCTGCTGTTTTCATTCCTATCCAAGGTGATAAAAATAAACTATCTTTATGCACTTCTCCATCTACTTTATATTGATAAGAATTTACATGAGCTAAATACATTCCTTTGCCATTCCAACCTTGTCTACACACTTTTAATCCACGTTTTAAGTATTTTATAGCTTCACTAAAACCGAAAGTAGGAGTTCCACCTAATAAAGTACAGTTTTTATTGTCAGCAATTACCCATTCATCAGATAAAACATTGCCTAGGGTGTATTCAACTCTTTGTGTTTCTCTTATATCTAATATAGGACCTTGTCCTTCATCTGCATCTTTTGGTCTACAGTGCATCATAATAGTTTCTTTTTCATTGTCCCAACACCAATAGCCACCCCATGAAGGTAATTTCATAGGTATTCCTTTTTTCATTTCTTCTAATGCTTGTTTAAAATTCATTTACTATCCTCCTATTCAACCTTAGTAAACTTTTGCATTATATTATCATGAGTATTTTTATCTAGCTTAAAATCTGTTGGTTTATCATTAATAACAATATCAAAACCTATTTGTTCAGATAAATCAGCTAGATATTCATCTCTTATGTTTTTATCTATTCTTTCATCTAGAGCAACTTGTTTCAACATTCGTATAATGTTTTCAACTATATCTGTTTCAGTAAGTTTTACAGTAACTTTTAAACCCTTGTGCTCTTTTCCTTCGATTAAATCTGTATAAGTAACATCTAAAGCTTTGCCTATAGCCATTAATGTGTTTATGTTTGGAGTTCGCTGACCTTGTTCGTATTTTTCAATAGCATAAACTGAGCATCCTATCTCATTAGCTAATTCTTTTCTTGATACATTTTTATCTTTTCTGTATTTTCTAATATTTCCCCCAATGTTCATATTTAATATTCTCCTTCTTTATAATCTGTGACAGGTAAAATTGTACAGCGAAATATTAGGTTCGACAAAAGCAATGAAACGGTGGAACATTACTACCATAACTTACTTCTTCGATTTTAACCACCTCCCTGTCCATGCTTTCACAGTCAGCACATGTTCTTTCATCAAATGCAACACATATCTCTAAGGCCTTTACTCCATTGTCTTTATATCCATCAACATGGCCTTTGGTCATAAAAAAATTGGTCTCAGTTCGTATAAGCCTTTCAGCTTGATACTTACTAGCACCTTCTAATTTCCTTAGCTCCTGTCCCATTTTCTGTACTGATTTTCCTTGTATTAATCCTTTTGTTAGTGTTTCCCTTATGTTATTCATTGTAGCTGTTTTATTGCTCCATATTCTACTGCTAAACTGTCTACCACTCCAAGGATAACTTATTGCATCTTTGATAGCTCTTTTAGGTAATACTTTGTTTGTTACTCCAGCATCAGCTAAAGCTTCTTTATAGGACCTTTTATACATTCCTGTTAGATGCTCTGTCATATTCATTTGTACATTATGTGTATTTTTTATAAGCTCTATATCTATTCCATCAAGTAAACTTTGTAGCCTTGTCACTTTGCCTCTAGCACTCATTATTTTCCATTGTGCTAACACTTCTTCACTTTTAGTAGCTTGATATAACTGTTTTAATTTTTGGACTTTATATCCATATTCTCGCATTTCTACTGGAGTTAATAGTTTAGTTGCTTCTACATAAGTTAAATTGTTTTCTATTGCATATTTATTATAGAAGCTATCTAACTCCTTTGATATTTGCATATAAGAATCGTGATAAGCATCAGCTAATTTCTTTACTGCCTTGTCCTCAGATAACTTACTTTTCTTGTCTCTATCTAACATTCTTTGATGCCAGTAATCACGATTTTTCATTCCTAAGTAATACTTTGCTCTTCTGCCCATTGAGATTTATCTCCCTCTTTTGGATCACTAACCACATCACTATCAGCATACATATCAAACTTCTTCATTTGTTCCTCTTGCTCTTTATCTATCAATTCTATTTCTTGCTTAGGATTTTCGATAAAATCTAACTGAGCTAATAATGTTTCTCTTGAAACTATTCCAGATAACTGAGAAACCATTTGAGCCTGTTCTAATGTATTAGTTGGTAATGCTCTAGTAAATGTTATCTTGATAGTTCTGTAATCAATGCTTGTTCCTTTTATGTTTAAAACAGTGCATATAAGCTCTAGCATTCTTTGGATTGACTTTTTCCATTTACTCTCTTTCTTAGCCATATCTTTTTCAAGTGCGAATAACTTAAATTTAAGCGATACTCCACTAACATTGCCAGCAAACTTTTCATCTGTTAAGTTAGGTGTTTTTGTGACTTTGTGATAGTCATTAACTAATCTATTAAGCAAGTTTTGAGTATAATCATCATCTACTGTTTTTGTAATAAATTCAGCATCGCCATCATCTTCAACTAACATAACTCGATTTTCTTTCATCTTGTCGATATCTTCTTTTTCTGTCCCAGCTAAATTTTTTAACAGTAAGTAAGCATTATCAAAGTACTCTATCTCATTAACTGAACTACTAATAACAGATTCTATTGCATCTACTAAGCTTATTGCATCCTCATAACAGCCTTTTCGGTTTTCATTTTCTACAAATTCAATAACAGGAATGCCATCAAAGTAGTTTTCTTCTATATCTACTAACTCTGGTGCTCCTACTTTGCCGTTATAGTATTCAATCATATCTTTGTTGTAGACTGTCATATAAACCTTTTGCTCATTATCAGATACATCAGTATAGTAATAATATCTTACAGCTCCTACAATATTCTTTTCTAAGCTATTGTCATAAACAATAATCATATTATCAGGAGTTTCTGTCGCAAATCTAACATTAGCTTCTTTATCCATGTATAAAATTAAAAAAGCATGGCCGTATATACTAGTTAATCGGTCAAGCTCTGTGTTTACATCTTGAAAATCATTGTAATCAAGGATATTATTTATTGTTTCTGTTACATTATCATCTTCACTAGAAAAAGTAAGAGGCTCTCCACTAAAATAACCAGTTCTTATATCTGTTGTGAAGCTAGGTAGGTTTACAACTATTTTATTATTAGGTTTTTTAGGATCTTCCATTGTCCTATTTAAAATTTCGTGATAACCTTCATAATATTTCAAGTTTCTATAATATTTTTCAGTTTTAAACCACTGGTGCTCATCTAATATATTTTGCACATTATCAAGCTCCAGTCTTTCTTTATCTGTAATAAATATAGGTCTTTTTACTTCTTCAAATCCTGGTATTAATATCAATTTCTCACCTCCTATATTCCTAAATCAAGTTTCTTAGACTTAATTCTATTTTGTCTAATTTCATCTTCCATAGCATATCTTGCTGCATCTATCGTATGATTATTTTTATCTGGATACTCACCTTTAAAGTTTCCATCTTTATCTTTTTCAGTTTCATACCCTAAAAACTCTCTAGCAGTATTAGGACATCTATCACTATCTATTATTATTTCTTCTATTTCTTCTGATAAAAATTTAATCCCATAATCCACACTATCTGGTCCTTTTTTAGCACCTCTTACTTTTAGTCCTAAGTCTTTTAAATCTTTTATAGATTTAGGTTCAGATGAGTCTGCAATAATAGTTTTAGAGTTTGGATCTAATTGTTTTATTTTTTCAGCTGCTTTTGAGTTAGATAATCTAGTTTGATATATTTCTTTAAATATATATAATCTTTTTCTTGTTTTATCATAATGCATAACAATATAAGCAAATGGATCTTGAGCGTAACCCCAGTCAAGTCCTCTTTTTATTCTGTCAAAGTTGCTTATTTCTTCATCTGTTATTTTTCTTATTGTTACGTTTAAGAATACTTCTCCACCTGTACCAGTAACAGCACCTAAATAATCATGTTCATATTTAGTTATATTTACTTTTTTAAGGTGTTCAGCTTCTATTATAAATTGTTCTCCTAACCAATCTTTTGGAACACTCCTGTAATCGCTATGATGTACATATTTATCTGTTCTTTCGTCTAATACTTCCATGTTCGCCCAGTTTCTTTGAGATTCTGGAGGGTTAAAAGAATAAAATACAAAGAATTTAGGTCCACCACGCATAAGAGATTGATTTATATTTCTTATCTTATCGTAGTTCTCAAATTCGTCTACTTCTTCAAACCATATATATTTTATATATCCTTTTGATACTTTTATAGATTTAACTTTTTTAGGATTGTCAGCACCTCTAAAAAGTATTTCTTGGCCTGTAGGTATATAAGTAAGCTTTAACGGAGAGTAACTTATTTTCCACTTGCTTGTAACACCTAGTTTTTCTATGGACCATAATATTTGCTCAAATACTGAGCTTCTTAGAACATCTTTTACTCGCCTAAAAATAACAGCATTTGAATATATTCCTTTTTCAGCATCTTTCATCATATTAAGAGGTATTTCCGTACCTATAAATGATGACTTAGTACTACCACGGCCACCTTTAAACCAGTAATGAGTATGTTTCCCTTGTTTTATGTCGTGATGTACTTTATAGAAGCTTGGAGCGATTAATTCTGTCAGTTTCATTCTTCATCAGGGATATCATCAACTATTTTAACTCCCATATCTCCATTGATTTCTATTTTGTCTTTAAACATTCCTAAGTGTCTGCCTAGCAAATCTAATGCTCTTAATTTGTCATATAATTTTACTTCTCTTTCTGTAGCATCCCCATATTCTCCAGGTATTTTTTTAACTTTTATAGATGCAATAGCAGCTAAATTTTCTTCACTTGTCATTTTTACAGTTGCATCTCTGAAATTTATAACATCATTTGGATTAACAAATGCTATCTTTGCTAACTCCCTTAAAACTCTATCTTGATTAATACCTGTCCTTCGACTTCTTTCAGCCATAGCTTTATCTATTTCATTTTTAACCATAACATTTGATAACAGCCTGCTACTTTGTTCTTGTGCAGTATTAGGAGAATATCCAGCCCGAATTGCTGCTTGAGTGGCATTAAGGTCTATCAAGTATTCTTCTACAAACTTCTTTTGTTTAGCTGTCAATTTCGCCATTAATACCACTCCTTTCTAATTCTAATAATTTATTTCTATATCTATTATCATTTGTTAATCTAATAAGACTTTCTATATCTCTTTTACTTAGCTTATCGTCTATCTCTCTTTTTATAGCCATAATAACTAATATCTTAGCTTTATAAAAATTATTTACATGTGTATGTCCGTTTTCAAATTTCTTGTTTGTATTATGTACAACAAATCCGTCACTACATCTATAAATCGAATACTCTTTTCTTTGAAATATTTTTCTACTCATTTAGATCAACTCTTTCTTTGCACAACAAAAGGAGCCCATGAAGGGCTCTTTTTCAAATTGAGTATGAGATTAAAATCTGTTTCTGTTGTTGTATGATAGTAATTACATTTAACGATTAGCAAGCTACAGGATTCGAACCTGTATCACATGGGGGCGTGATTTCCATTACTTGCACGTTGCTGAGGTTTTACCCCCAGCCATTTCCTGTCATAACTAAGTTGTTAATTATATACTTAATACTTAGGGAGGACACAAGTCTGTGCCAAGAAAAAACCAATGTTTTAAAAAAACTGTAGCAATTATACTAGTCAAATAGGTTACCAGGCTATCTGACATTCAATAAGAGTTTGTAAAGAAAACAACCTTTATATTTTCCTATAATACAAATATACTATAGTTTTCTGTCTAAAAAAGGAACTTTTACGGAAATTATGAGGTAACTTTACGGAACTTTTACGGAAATCATATAAGTGATTTTATTTTGTTTATTATATCGTTTCTCATAATTCTACATTTTTTATCACTATATCCTATTTCCTCCCCTACATCTAACCAGCTTGGTGCTTTTTTTCTATTAGAGAAATATCTAAAGCTAACAAGTCTTTTCTCTTCTTCTTTTAACAATTCTAATGCATTTTCTATTTTTCTAATTTGTCTCTCTTTTTTATTTATCGCTTTTTCTATTTCTATTATCTGTCTCTCTTTTGCAAGTACTTCATTTTCGACTGTATTGCTTATGTTATTTGTTTGTGATGTTCTTTCATCAGCATAGCTAATAGCTTTGCATCCCTTGTACTCCACCTCTAGGTACTCTAAATCTATTTTTAAGCTGTTTAGCTCTATTTTCATAGAATTATAATTGTATAACTTACCTTCTGCATCTGAAAATGTTTTATCTTTTTCTATTGTTTTACTAGCCATGCTCCCACACTCCTGTTATAATAATATTGTCAATATTTGTGGGAATGTGAAAGCATTCCTTTTTTTATGTCAATTATTTATATTTATCTTCTTTGTGTAGTCCAATTTTCTGGTATCCAATTTTCTGGTGTTGGAACGTAAAAACTTTGTACACAGTCACCTAATATTTTTTTTACTTGACATTTGTTGCAATCTTCATTGCTACTGCATTCTTTTTTTATTGTTAGTAATGCTTGCTTTACTTCTTCCATTTAATCTCCCTCCAATTCCTTTTCAGCTAATTTAATTGCTTCCAATGTGCTATATCCCTTTTCTATGTATTTCTTAGCCAGTTCGACTAATTCTTTGTATCTTGCTAATATCAATTAATCACTCCCTTATAAATCCAATAGTACTTTAAAAATAGCTTCAAATATTGTAGTTGGTATGCTATTTCCAGCTTGTTTATATAATGCTCTTTTGCTATTCACTTTAGCTGCGTTATTATAATCTTCATCAGAATAGCCTTGTAATCTCCAGCACTCTCTATCTGTAAGAAATCTGTACTTATTATTTCCTAGATCAATAACTTGTGCTGGACATCTATCTTGTCTTTCAGTAATGGTATAGGCAAAATCTTTTATAACAGTTGTTCTTTTTATCGTGCCTGCTTTACCTATACCTCTTAAAATGCTTGGTTGAGTTACTGTATACTCTTCACTAACTTCATCTTCTAAAAAGTCTGATAGTGGTCTTAATTGTTTTCTTTGTAGTTCCATGAAATTAAAATATGTTCCATCTAAACAACTTATAGTAAACACTCTATCTCTATTTTGAGGTAATCCAAAATCCATAGCATTTAATATTTCAAATGAATTTGTATAACCTAGTTTTTGCATTTCTTCCAAATATCGATTAAAGTTTTTTATCATATGCTTTGATAAAACATTTTTTACATTTTCCCAAATAACTACTCTAGGCTTCCATATTCCCATTTGTTTTATTATATTAATGGTTTCCCACATTAAACTTGATTCTGTTCCGCTTCCTTCATCTGCTCCTTGTTGTTTACCTGCAATGCTAAAACTCTGACAAGGTGAACCATGAATCAGTATATCTGGTTTAAGATTCCAGCCTCTTACATCTTGAGTTTTATATTCTAATTCATTTCTGAATATCTCATTATAGCTTCTAACAGCTTTTTCATCTATTTCTATGTAATCTATTGCTTTTACTGGTACTCCTAAATTTCTAAGTGCTACTCTAGGGCTTCCAATTCCTCCGAATAGCTCTAATATCTGTAACATGTTGTCACCTCCTAAAAAAAATGTCAGTTGTTCATAATCAACTTGTTTTATTTCTTCTTGTTTAAATTCGTATTTTAATCTTTCTCTTTCTAGATCTTCAAATTTACTTTGGTCTCCACATGCTTTTTTAAAGCAATCATCACATAACCATACACAATCAGCTTCATCACTTCGAATATTTGCTTTATGTCCTTCTTGATTGATTTCTTTTGCACAGTTGTAACATTTGATGCCTAAAAGTTTTTCTTGTCTCAATTCTTCATCTTTATAATTAATTTTTCTTTCTTCATCTGGCCAATCTACTCTATTGCAAGTATAAACACATAAATTAGATTTTTCACATCCATAGCAACAAGCATTTGTACACATTTTCTCTTGTTGAATCATTGCTATTAATTCTGGTCTTCTTGCTTCATCCTGTTCTTTTATCTCTTCTATCGCTTCTTCTATCTCTGCCATGATTAATTCTTTTACTCCGTCCATACGTTCACAGCCAAATGATGTCATGCTACCACATTCAAATTCCATTTTATTCACCCTTTTATTTCAAACTTAATTCAAATAAAAATGTATCATAATTGTCTAGTTCATCATCTGCCATGTTGTCTAAATCTCTGTGTTCTATTTCAAATTCATCCTCTAGCATTTCAATCCATTCTCTAAAAGTTAAATCATGATTTGCTTCTATTTCGTAATCTTTTATTTTCTTATCTAACATTTCTTTTGTTATTTTCATTTCTTTTGTTATTTTCATATTTTTACTCCTTAATTTGTATTTTATTTTTAATTTAATTCAGCCCACTACTCATGATTTCCTAAGCCCCTATATATTTAGATATTTCTTAATAACTTGTATTGCTTCTTCACACGAGTAGCACACTTTAACCTCATAACCTTGCTCTAATAGGTTTCTAATCCATTTCTTTTGATTTTCTGTGCATTTGTTACGTCCTACCTTCATTTCTAGAAATAATCCTGATTTGTTATTTCTTGGAACGAATAAACCTAAATCGGGGAATCCTGCTTTAAGTCCCATTCTTTTTAATTCTGCTCCATATCTTTTACTTCTCTTTCCTTCATTCGGAACATGCATAAGCATTTTTAACTCTGGATATTTCTTTTCTTGCCATTTTGCCCACTCTATAAGGCTTTTTTGCTCTTGCGCTTCTGTTGTCTTAGGTTTATTTATTTTGCCTTTATCTGCTCTCTTAATTCCTTCTAGCGCCGTTAAATCTGTATATCCTTCTCCATTTTTATTTAGCTGATATCTATCCATATTCCCTCCTATTTTGCTGTTCTGTATGGCTCTAACATTGTTACTAATTTATGTACTAATATTTCTTTGTCTTTTGTTATTTTCGCCTCACTGTTTATCGCTGGTCCTCTTTTTTCTTCTGCGCGATATTCTTCTCTACAAGTATTACTACAAAATCTTTGATTTGCTCTATTACTTGTATATTCTTTGCCACAATACTCACATATTTTTTTATTAGCGTTTTTAATGAAATTTATTTCCCATGTATTTTTATAAGGTTTTTCTTGTCTTATAGCTGATGCTACAGCTCCAGCGTATATTTTCTTGCCATATACACCTGTAAGATACTTCGCTACTGCATTTTGGCCTGTAAATTCTAATACTTCTCCAGTTTTTATATTTTTTACTGTGATTATATTTTCACTCATTGCTATTCACCTCTTCTCTTTACTTTTTTTGTTTCTAGTTCTTTTAAATAAGCTGCTAGTTCTTCAGGACTTAGTTTATATTCTTTTACTTTACTGCCCTTGCTTTCGTAATTGCCTTTTAAAATTATTTCTCCTGGTTGAAAATAGTAAACTCCACCTTGATTATCTCTAGTTTTAACTTGCTTTACATTCAGATTTCTCACTGATGATTTTTCTTTTCTAGTGCATCCACATGATTTTGTGTTTCCAGATTTCAAGTTGTATTCTCTGACGGATACTGTATTTCCGCAGCTACACTTACATATCCATTTTCTTCTACCACTTGATTCTTGATCTAATTCTATTACTGTAAGTTTGCCAAATACTTGTTCAGTTAGGTCTGGAATTTCTCTAACAAGTCCCATTTCTTTTACATATTTTTTTATAGTATTTTTATTTCTATTTAACTCATAAGAGATGTTTAGTATGCTTAATCCTTTATTGTATAATCTCTTTATCTTTTTTCGTTCTAAGTCTGTTACTGGTTTGTTGCTCATAATTATTCCTCCCTTTGTAAGTTATCCCGCTAATACTTTCTTACTATATTTTTTATATAATGCATCCTTAACTTCCCCATTATCTTGTAATACTTCAAATAATTTTAAATAATCATCTAATACATTTTCTCTAACTATAAGCATTTCGTTATTCATTTCAGCTTTCTTTAACATTTTAGGGAATCCAAAGTAATCACTAACACATTTATTTACTACTGTATTTGCTTTAATGTAAGATACTTTCTCTTGTTTTAGTTTTTCTGGAAGATAACTTTGTAATAGCTCCATACATTCAAGTTGATGTTTTTTATCGCCTATTCTGAATTGTAAATCTCTATAAGCTTTTTCTACTTCAATGAAATATTTTCTAAATTCTCTACCTTTTTCGCTTCTTTGTATCATACATATTTCCTTAGCCATGTCTAGTTTCAAAGCATAGTCGTCTAATTCTTTTTCTCCACCATATTGATTTGCTGCGTACTTTTTAGTACACACCACAAAATCTACATTTTTTTCGAAACCATAACTTAACATTCTATCAAACCATTTACTAAATCTTTCTTTACTTTCTAATGCTTCATGTAAATATCTAGCTGATACTAATTGTTCTCCGTTTTCAATTCTAATTAAAGTATCCATGCCCTCAGCTCCCTTTGTATTATTTTTATTTCCGTCCATCCTTGTTGATAGTATTATTTTATCATACTCTGTCATACTTTATCAAGTATTTTAGATTTATTTTTATGTAAAATCATGATATAATACCACTAAGAGGTGATATTATGAAAAAGAAAATTGCTATAACTCTAGATGAAGAAGTTTTAGAAAAACTAAAACAATACGCTTCCGAAGAAGATAGAACTATATCAAGCCAGATAAACAAAATACTGAAAGACTTTTTAAAATCGATAGAAGGTTAATCACCTTCTATCTTTTGTTTTATATGATATTTCTTAATCTATAGTTGTTTTCTATTCCTCTAGGGAATGTTATTATATTATTTTGAGCCATTTCGACAATTCGTGAACCAACAGCCTCATCAAACATTAATATTTCCTTTATGCTTTTCTCAGTTGATATAATCATTGGTTTACCTTTTAAATATCGAGTGTTTATGACTTTATATATGTATTTTCGGTCTGCTGATGTAACTTCTCCCTTTAGAAAATCATCTAAAAATAGAACTCTTGGATTTATATATTTTTCTAATTCTCTGATAAACTCTTCTTCTTCATTGATAACTTGTTTTAGATTAGTCAGCATTGATATATACTCTTTATACACACACCCAACATTGTTATTTATAAGTTCTAACATGGCCCCGATTCCTAGATGTGTCTTTCCACTTCCAGGATTTCCACACAATATTAAACTAGCATTAGTTTCTTTTTTTAAGAAGTCATTAACATATCGTAAAACCTCGTTCTTTGCCTTTATTTGCCATTCCTTGTTAGTTTTAAAGGAATTAATCGTCTTTTGTCTAAAAACCTCTGTAAGGTTGCTTAAGGCTAATTTTTCGATACTTTGTCTTTTTTCTAAACAGCTACAAGGCACAGCCACTTCATATCCATCTTGTATTTTAAAAATATATCCTCTATCTTCACATTTAGGACAATCATATTTTGCTGGTTCTGGAGCATGTTTTTCCAAAGTAGCTTTTAATCTATCCAATAAAACTGCATCCATTTTATTCATCTCCTTATAATCCGAATTTTTCATCTATTTTGTCTAGAAAATCTAGATCCTGTTTATTTAATTCATCTTGTTGTCTAGGTTTGTTTTGTTCTTGTTGCAATTTGTATGCTTGTAATTGTTCCATAGTGTATATATTTTTATTGGTCCAGTTGTTTATTATGCCTTTCAAGTAACCCCAGTTAGTTTTACTCTTTTCAGTACATATTTCAACTCCTCTTTTAAACAACGGATAATCTATAGTTTCCGTCATTTCTATAAGCCATTGAGCTATTAATTGATTTACTGTCCCTATATTTTTTTCAAATAGATTAGTAAATTCTTTTAAATCATTACCTACCAACTTACCATTTGAATTTTCATCTATCTCTATATATGTAGGTCTATCTCTATCTCTATCTCTATCTCTATCTCTAATTATGGTGGAGATTTGGTCGGACATTTGTCCTGTACTTTCGGACGATTGTTGGGACATTTGTCCTGTTGTTTGCCCTTTTCCTTCTGATAACTGTTTCTTTTCTTCATCAATTCTTCTTCTGTAATTTCTTTTTCTATCTGCTTCTGTAGAACTTTTACCTATAAAGTCTTGAATATCTAGCATATAGATAGCTCCATTGTCTAGTATTTCTACTAATCCTAATTGTCTAAATATATCGACTGCTTTTTCTACTACTGCTACTGGATGCCTAGTAACATTAGCAAGCATTGTTGAATTATATGGTATTCTGTCATTAAACATTAATTTCCCTGTATTTTTTAAACTTCTAAGATAAAGTTTTAAAAGTATGTTTGAATATAAATAACCATCTGGCATACTTTCAAGTATTATCATTTCATCTCTGTCAAAGAAATTATCTACTAATTTTAGATAATAATATTTTTGATTGTCGCTCATTACTAAGCCTCCTTATTTATTACTTTTCTAGGAAGGGGATTGCTCCCCAACCTAGCTACATATCCATTACTTGCTGTCCTTCTATTTGTCCGTTATCCTCTTGTAAAAACTTCCAAGTAAGCTTTTCGCCTGTTACTAGATGTTTACCAGCTGTTTTTCTTTTTCCCTTACAACATCTACTTATATCAGATGCATCTGTTTTGGTAGCTTTTGATGCTTTTGATAATGTCTTGAAAACTTCTCCAGTAGTAATACAAATTACTCCCTTCCCTGGTTTGTCGATACTTTTCTCTTTAAGTCGTTCTTTTCTAGTCCCATAATTTGCATTATATTTTGAAGTGCACCATTCGAGATTTTCTAATACATTATTAATTTTATTTTCGTCTTTATGGTTAACTTCTGGGTAATTATTAAGATTCGGTATAAATGCCTGTGCTACTAATCTATGTATAAGGCATTTTTTTAGCTTGCTATCTCTACACAAAGTAACTTGTAGATACCCATGCCCTGTTTCATCTGGTTTTAGTATTTTTTCTGCTGAATAATAAATACCTTTAGTCGGTGTTATTCTCTTTCTAGGTAAAGATTTTACTCTCCCTAAGTTACTAACTTGATATAATCCTTCATAGTCCTTAATATCTTTCCATATTTCTTTCATTTGCTCACCTCTATGCTGTTTTTTCTGCAGCTTTTTCATAGCCATTACAAACCAAATCATATTCTTGTTTATTTAGGTCTTTTACTTCTTTGTTAAATTTTTTAAATACTTGTTGCTTAACTAAATCTTTATCTACTCCAGCTTTGTTAGCTAGTGCATATAATCTAGCTAACTGCTTGTCCGATAATTTTTTAGAATTATAATTATTGCTATAACTTCTTTGTGCTTCAGTTGGTGGTTTAGAATCAGCATCATCTTCATCTGTTGGTATTCCTAAGAACTTCAATAGAAAGTATCTTTCGTTGTATGTTAGTGCTGTCCCCATAGCTTTGCTTATATCATCTGTTTGTTGTCCAATACAAACCCAAGGAACTACCAATTTATCTGTTGGTTCTTCGGCATTAATCCATGTGTATGTCATTTTTGCAGTAACTATAAAATCTAATTTTTCTTTTCCTTTTGCTGTTACATATTCATGTTTTTCCCAATGAAATGTACTATAATCTATCTCTGGTACTAATAACACTCCTAGCTCGTCCATTTTATCTTTAATAGCTCTTAAAATTTGAGTCCCACTTACAAATATATAGTCATATCCTTTAGTGTCTTTTGAAAAGCCTTTGATATTTTTTCTTATTTCTACTAGCTTTTGATGCAAGTTCATGTTATTCACCTTCCTTGTTCATCTCTAATTCTTCTATATTAAGTCGTAAAGCATATAATAAACTGCTTTCGTAACTATCATGTTTTCTATTTCCTATTTGTTTTAATGTGTCTTTATAGTGTTCTTTAAATATATCTAATGTCATAAATTTTCTATTTCTTAGAGCAAATTCAGCCCCTTCTATAAATCCTAGTTTGCCTAAATCATCTGAACTTCTAGAAAGTCTAACTAGGAATAATCTTTGTTCTAGTGTTTTTATGTCAGATTCTTTAACTCCTTCTGATTTTAATTGAATTTTCATCTTCCGAGTTCCCCTTTGCTTATGTTATAATTAATTAAACGTTAATAAATGAACACTTATTATATGTCTTTTGTACCTCCCTAGTCACCATTAGAGAGGTACTTTTCTTTTTATTGATGTGTCATGTCATATTCTAGATCTATTCTGTCTCTTTCCATTTGTGCAAATTCTCTTGCTTCTTCTAATGTCATTTCTTCTTGTTCTTCTGTTAATCTTCCAGTTTGTAACATTGCTATGTATTCTAAAAATGTAAACTCTGGATAATCTTTTGCTGCTCTATTTAGGTATTCTGGCGAACAGGTAATAGTCATTTATATCACCTCCCTTATGCCTTCTATATAGTTGTCTAATAGGTCTGATATATCTCTTAATAGGTCTAGTGCATTGTAAGCTGCACTTGTAAATGTGATGTAGTGTACTTTTGTGTTGTATTCGTATATTGATATTGAAATGATGTAGTAGTTTTCACCTTTACTGGTTTGTAAAGATAAGTTAATTTCAGCTTTAGCAAAATCTATATTTTCATTTATAAATTCTGCTTTAGCGAATAAACCTAATGTTTTTACTCTGAACTCTTGATTTGTCATTTATAGTACCTCCTTTAAAGACTTTCCTAGTTTTCTTTTGACATATTTGTCATAACTTATTCTGTCTACTAGATACTTTCTCCCCATATGATTTACTGTGTATTCTCCTGTGCTAAGTCCATATCTTGCTACCTGTAAAGCATAGTTACGGCCACAATGTAGATACTCCTGTAATTGTTCTATTGTTAGATATTCACATGGTGCATAGTCTTCGCTATAACGAAATTTTTCAACGATATCAACTAAGTCAATTCTTTCTGATATTGTTTGAAGTAGTTCACTTTGGTCCATGTTTCTTACTAACATCTTTTCAAATTCACTTGCCATACTTTCACCCCCCTAATTATGTATGCTGTGCCACCAAGCCCCTAAAAAGAAGCCTATGTTAAATATGATTACTGCTGCTATGTATTTTGCTAACATGATGCCTCCTATCTGCTATAATCAACTACTGTGTTATTGCCTTGTTTTCTAAGTAGTGCAAACTTGTTTTGTAACACGTGAAACATCTTTATTTCTGCTTGGTATGGAGTTATGATGCTCCATTCTTCTCTAAAACCTCTGGCTCTTAATATGTCTGATACTGCTTCTACTTCTTTTTTTATGAAGTGTTCTGTTCCTGTATATACTGCCATGCTAATTACCTCCAATTTATATAACTTCTAAGCTAACAAACTTATTAATGAAATAATTTATACCTTTGCCAGTAACCATAGTTGTTTTTCTTATTTTTGTTTCTCCATTGCAGATCATGTTAGTATGCTTAACTTCAAATAGTTTCATGTTCATTGCTCTTTGTGTTGGCATATTCTTATCGCTACCTGTTTTTATTAAGTAGCCGTTATCTCTTAGCCATTCAAATAATCTATTTTGCCCTATATCTATTCCATTCTGTTTTAATATTTTAGCTAATTCTCTAACTAAAATAGAATCTTTTGAAACTTCTAAACATTCGCCAACTAAAGCTTTAGGTTTCATATCCTCTATAGTTTCTTTAGCTTGTTGAAGTAGCTTGCTTTTTTCTTCTATTGTCTTTTGTGCTACTAATAATGCCCTTGCCATTATTTCGTCATCACTCATATTTTCATCGTGTGGTATATATCCTCCAGTTTTTCTAATAGAAGGTAGTACGTCGCTTGTTACCCAACGTTTAAATTTCTTTGCATTTGGTAATTTACTACTTAAAATTAAACTGTATAATCCAGATTCATTTATTAATGTTGTTTGCTGACTTCTTCCCAATTTATCTATGATGCCCTGTTTTAGGGTATCATCTTCATCTACATGATTTGCTATTGCATTTTGTGGTTTTGCATACCCTAATATACTTGCTATATCTTTTCCAACAAACCAAGGTTCATTGTTTATAGTTGTTGCTCTTACTGGTCCAAATTCTTCATTTTCGAATACTTCTAAATTTTGAACTAAGTTATTCATTTCGTTTATGTAATCCATACATTTCATCTCCTTTTATTATAAATTACTGCATACTTTTCTTGCTTGAGTATCCTTTATGTGGACTTCGTGACTAAAAAAAAGTTCTTCTATGCTGACGTCAAATAAATCAGCCATCGTCTTAGCTTCGGTTAATGTTATTTTTCTTCTTCCTGTTTCTTTATTTGCATAACTTGTTTTAGTTACTCCTAATACTTTTGCTAAATCTTCTTGAGTGTAACCATATACATTTCTGTATATTTTTAAATTCGTCAAGTTCATTCTTACACCTCCTTGATTTAATTTATACTTTCATTATATATACGTTACGTGTACTTGTCAATAGTTTTTCTGAAAAAGTTTTCTGTTTGTTATACTTTCTTGAAATAACAATTATTCGTATAATTAAATATGTTATAATTACTTTATATTTATGAAGGGAATAGTATTCAAAAAGTAGAATATTATATATAGAGGGAAATGAGTGAGAAAGAAGGAAAAACATGATGAAAACACAAGGAGATATACTAAGAGAACTGCGACTGGAAAAAGATATTACGCAAGAAGATTTGGGGAAAGTTTTGAACGTAAGTAAACAAACTGTAAACAACTGGGAGAATAATAGAAGAAAATGTGATTCAGATACTTTGTTTAAGTTAGCAAAATTTTTCGGTGTTACAGTTGATTATTTGTTAGGGATTAATGAAAATAAAAAACCTATTGAAGATCTAACAGAAAAGCAAAAGCAAGCACTTCAGCTAGCAGACCAATTATCTGATGAAGAATTTAACAATATAATAAGGCTTGTAATAAGCATGAAAAGAGGGACTTAATTCTAAGTCCCTCTTTTTTACACAGATTTATTTTTTTCTACTTGTTTTTGCATTTTTTTTATTATATCTTCTAATATTTCATCGTCTACTAATAATATTTCTTCTTTTCTTTCTAATAATACACTCTTTTCTTCCAAATAGATTCCCCCTTAATACAAACAAATGTTCTATTTTATTCTTTATATATATTATACACCAAGTCATAAGTTATATATATTATTTTTTTGGAATATTTATAATATTATTATACTACTAAACATTAAGTCAAAAGAGGTATTTTGATATATTTTACATGTATATAGGGGAAAAATTAATTTTTTATCAAATTATGTTGGAAAGTAATGCTATATTGATAGCTTTCTGCTACAATTTAAGAAAAATAAAAAAGAGGGAGTATGATGAGTTATGAAGAAAATATTAAGTATTATATTATGTTCTATGTTGTGTTTAAGTGTTACCGCTTGTAAAGCTCATGAAGCTACTACAAATAAAACAACTACACAAAAAACTGTTGTATCTCAAGAAACTCAAGATTTTCTTGATGAATTTGGTGTTAAGCTTCAAGAGATAATTGCAGATTGGAATAGTGTAGAAAATCTTTTAAATGATGGAGATGCTTATGTAAAATCTCAAGAAGGGAAAACAAACTTTACAGAGGTGTTATTAACTATAAAAAATCTAGATGTTGAATTTGAAAACAGCATACCTAAAGAATGTGAAAAAATCGTATCTCTATGGTATGATTTGGCTGATAGAAGATACGAACTAGTAGATCGTTGTTCAAGTTATCTGGATGGTAATTTGTCATACTCTGACATTCAAAAGTATTTTAAAGAATACGATGAAGGAAATGCTAAAATTATAAAAGAAATGCAAAAAGAAGTAGATAAAATATTAGGTAAGTAATAATAATAGATAAACATCAGGGCAGTTTTACCAGCTGCTCTTTTTTTATAAGGAGGGTTACCAATGAAAAAAATCTTAAGTAGTTTTATACGTAAAAGAAATGACAAATATTATGTATATGTAGAATATATAGATGAAGTTGGCAAAAAGAAACAAAAGAGTCAAGGATCATACGCAAATAAAAAAGATGCTGATAAAAAATTAATAGAAGTTAAAAATAGTATAAATAATGATATTTATGCTTTGCCGAGTAACATTTCTTTTACAAATCGCTGTTATCGATATTACGATAGCAAGTTAGGAATATCTGAAAATACTATTGCTTGTGCGAAAAGTATCGTAAAAAAACATGTCGAAACTTATTGGGGAAATATGAAATTAAGTGACATAACTGTAAATAAATATCAAACATTTGTTAATTATGTGTTTCAAAAAGATTTAGCTTATCGCTCAAAACGAAAAATAATGCAATTATGCAATGCTGTACTAAATGAAGCATACAGATTACAAGAGATAAATAAAAAGATTACTGATTTTATTATCCTTCCAAAGAATAATAAAACACACGAAGAAGAAATATATTCGATAGAAGAAATAAAACAGATACTAAACGCTTTAGAAAGTGAAAGTATATATTTTCAAAATGCTATAAAGCTTTTGATCTATGGAGGTCTAAGACGCGGTGAGGTTTTAGGTTTAACATGGGATTGTGTAGACTTTGAAAATAAAACTATAAAAATTCAATATAATTTACAATACATAGAAGGTAAATATATCATGAAGCAACCAAAGAGTAAATCATCAATAAGAAAAATTTCTCTGCCAGATCATGTTTTTGACATGCTAAAAAAAGAGAAATTAAGACAAAATAAATTAAAGTTACAAGGTTTAATGAAAGAAAAAGAATATGACACAGTATGCATAAACAGCAATAACAATTATTATAATCCGTACAATTTAGATATTACTTTTAAACGATTTATTAAAAGAATTGGGCTTGAATTTAAAAAGCTACATGCATTAAGACATTCTCATGTTTCTATGTTAGTTGCATCTGGTGTAGATGTAAAAACAATATCAGAACGCGTGGGTCATTCCGACATATCTATTACATTAAAAATCTACGCGCACGCTTTTAAGGAAAATGATAAGATAGCAGTTGACAAAATTGACAATATACTAAGTCAGTAAATTGTCAGTTTTGTCAGTAAAAACTTAACTGGTCAGTAAATTGTCAGTAAGCTATTTGAAAATAAATAAATCAAAAAACACTGATGTTTAAACATTGTAAACCGATTTAAATACTAATAAATCATATTTAATATATCTAGTAACTATATTATATTAAACTTATAGTATTAGCAATACCAACGTTTTAACAAAATTTCAAATTAAAATGTCAGTAAAAATGTCAGTAAAATTAACTTATCCACATTTATTATAACACATTAAAGGCTAGAGAATTCATTTCTCCAGCCTTATTTATTTATTATCTTCTGAGATATACTCCCCTAGCCTACCATTACATCATTATTAATATAGCACTTGCTACTCCAATTCCTAGATATGCAATGCGCCCTGTTATTTCCAATGCTATTTTTTTCATGGCCGACACCTCCTTTATTAGAGTATCGACTACATCTGGAATATTTATACATATTATCTAAATGTTATCGGTCGCTATCGGTCGCTATCGGTCGCTATCGGTCGCGTCCGATAATTATTTTTCAAATACTTCTACATATTTTGGTGAAGCTGTTATATAAACTCCTGATTTTAATTTATACATATCTGTTCCAGTTCTTTTTATAGTTTCTACTACAGTATAAGCTCCACCAGCAGTAACTTTACCTATTACATTAGCAGCATCAAAATCTGGTTTGCTATGTATGTTTATATCTTGTAATATTCTAACATACTTAGTTTTAGTAGCTTCTTGCTTTTCTGCTATATAAGTTACTCCGAAATATTCACATACTGACTTACAAACTGCTTCAGCACATTTTTCTTGATGTTTTTTATCAAGCATAAGTTTTGCTTCATTCCAATAATCCATAAAACCATACTCGATTAATATTGCTGGCATTGTTGTTTGTCTAAGTATAGCTAATGTAAATCCACTCATATCTACATCGCGCATTAAACCATAACTATATTCATAGTCTATGTCTTTTTTAAGATGCTTAACTGCTAATTTTCCTAATTTTATAGATTTTTCAGAACAATTTTTAGTTCTTAATACTAATAACCCTTTAACTCGAGTTTGCCATTTAGCACAGCTTCCTATTGCATTATAATGATTTGAAATTAATATATCTGCTTTAGCTTTATTAGCTTTACTTGCTCTAGTAGACAAGGCAATATCTGTTTTACCTGTCATATCTGCAGTAAACATTGTATCTATTCCACATCTTTTTAGTGCAGCAGCTAGATATTCACTTACACCTCTGTTCCATTCATTTTCTTTGATGATCTTTCCTTTTGCTCTTACTAATTCACCATCTATGTATAAATTTTTTGACATTGGAACTGATTGTTTACCTTCTGTATGCATACCATGTCCTGCATCTATAGCTACTAAATATTTTTTACTCATATTATCAAATCCTTTCTGAAAATAAAAGATGCTTAAAAAATCGACCTTCCTATCCACTTCCTAAGCACCTTACAGTCACCTTATAAAGTATTTATATCTATTTTTCTATCAAGTTCTTAAAAGCTTGATGTAAGCCTACAGAAGCAAGCCCTGAAAATAATCCACCAAGTATAACTTCTGGACTTACATATCCAGCTATCCATATGTTTAAAGCGCATCCTAAAAGTGCCATGATGCAAGGTATGTATTTATTATCTATAAAACTAAAACTTGTTTTTATAACATATCCTACACATACACAAATACCTACTACTACTAAAACTAAATAGCTACCTAATAAATTTAAATCAAACATAACTACCTCCTATTAATTAAATAAATTATTTTGTATTGCATAAAAGAAAAAACTAACCAATGCTGTTATAATTGCATAAGTTAGTTTATTTAAGTTGCTTGCTAATTTGTCTATGGTATTGCATAGATTTTCTATTTTTACTGCCATTTCAGACTGTGTATTTTCTAGTTTGTCTATTCTTTCAGAATGTCTTTGCAGCCTTTCATCGTGTCTCTTTAGTGTGTCTTTTAACCATTCATCATTCATGCAAAATTCCTTTCTTATATAAAAAAGGACTGTACCGCTACAGTCCTTTTAAAAATAGATTTAGTTTTTTTTAATTATATATAGTTGTTTTTATTTTTTATATTCTCACATTTTACATCTTTTTCACCCCCTTACAGTTATTATACTATAAGATGGTTTAAATACCATTTTTACTTTGTATTTACTTTGTATTTACTTTGTAAATTAGTTCGCAATATTTATAAATTGTGAACTTATTCAATTTTTGAAATACAAAAAAACTTTGGAAATTCCATATTTATTAGCTTAAAGATATATTCGCTTGTAAAGCAATTTCTCCTGTTGGTGTGTAAGTATTATTTGCCCATGTAGCCTTTTCAATATTAACACTACAAGCAGAAATATTTGTAATAGGATAATATCTTCTACTAGTAGCATCATAATCTTTATAGAAAGTCCATTTTGTTGAATTATTCCATTTGTATTTTTTGAATTTACCACCTATACATCCGCCATTACCAAGTACATTATTCACTGCATTTTCTGTACTATATATTTTTACATTACTACAGATTGCATCAGTTCCTGAAAGATAAACATATGGATATCCCTCATTAGGTACAAATTTTTCAGTTAAAGTACTATTAATGGAGCTAAAATCATAACCTTGAACTACTGGTTCTATTACTGTTGTATTAGTAACTGCTATATTTACATCTACATTAGGGATATCATTACTTGTTAAATGTACCAATGTAGTATAATCTGCTGTTGTTCCATCATCTACAGCATTGACAGTTATTGTTTGTTCTGTTGAATAATTTGAAGTTGTGAATGTTAATGTAGAAGGTGATACAGATACATATTGACTTGCACTAGATAAATCAATTGTTATATCTTTACTAGGTGCTTTCTCTAACTTAACTGTAAATGTTTGAGATTGACCTTCGTTTATATTAACATTATAAGTTGATGTGATTATACTGTTCGCCTTAGTATAATCAGCATCTGTAGATATTTCGTATGTGTACACATCTTCTTCAGTAGCTACATTATATGCATGAAGAATTATTTTATTTTCATATACATCAACTTTAAACATTTCTAAATGTTGATTAGACACTGATAAATCTGTCATATTTCCAGCTTTATTTCTTGGTTGAGTAAGTGAAGGAACGTGAATTAATGATATATTATAATAATCTAATTTAGCCACAATTATATCTGGATAATCTTCTTGTAGTGCAAAAGTATAATGAGTATGACCACTAAAACAATGTACATTTAAGTGTTGTTTTAATAAACTAAGTATTCTTTCATCTTCCGTTGACCCATCACTAAATCCATATTTTTCACTTGTTTTTAATCCAGCATATCCTGTTAGAGGCAAATGCATAAATAAAAATACTCTTTTATTTTTATAATTATTCAATTGGGTTTCCAACCAATCTACATTAGTAGTATATGGCGTATCTATAGTTGTTCCACTTGTAGTTAAATTCATAAATATGAATACATCATTATTTTTCGTAAATACATAATTCATATTATGACCAAAGTAAGTTTTCCATTTTGTATCATTCTCATTATTATAAATCATATCATGATTCCCATTACAAGAATAAAACGGTTTATTTAAATTCTTCACTATATTGGCTACATTAGTATATTGTGTGGCATTTCCATATGTTGTCATATCTCCAGTAGCACATATAAAATCTAAATCAGTATCTTTCAATTTATTAACTACATTTGTAAATTTAGTTATCCCTTTATATGTACTTCCGTATACAGTATCGGAAGTTTCGTCAGTTGGTATATGCATATCAGACATTACACCAAAACTATATTGTGAATTCTCTAATGCTATTGCAGTTATTACTATGGCGCCAGTAACATTTGTAATTGTAATAACATTTTCACTTACAGCACTTGAACTTATATCTGTATTTCCCATTTTTACAACTATACTATTAATAGTATACCCAGTATTTGCAGTTATCGTAGCAGTATAATTTTGTCCTTCAATTACAGTTGTAGAATTATTATTAGAAGTACATTGAGTTAATGCATTAGTTACACTATATGTATTTGGAGGAATTATAGATGTCACGACTGTTATAATTATATCACCTGTAACGTGTTCAATACTTATATTTCCATTACTATAGCAACTAGAAGTAATATCTGTTCCTCCCATAGTAACTGTAACCGAATCAAGTTTATAACCAGTTTCAACAGTTATATTAGCACTATAAGAATTATATTTTTCTACTGTAGTATTGCTATTATTATTAACTGCATGACTTAGGTTGTTTGTTACGGAATATGTAATACTACTACCACTACTAATTTTACCTATATTAGTCGCCATAGCTTGAAATGTATCATCGCTACTTGTATTTACACCTTTGTCAGTAATAGCTGTAGCGATTAATTGTTTTCCATTACTGACACTTTGAAAAAGCTCATTTATTGCTCCAACAATACTAGATTTTTCTGTTGTATCTAAATCTGTTAATTTACCTATGTTCGCAATATCTTTAAATTGCGAATCTATTTTACTTGATGACCAAGTTTTATCAGTAGTAGTATTTGTATCATCTATAGAAGTACCACTACCTGTAGGTAAAGTAGTACCATCATCTAATTTAGTACCATCTAATTTAGTAAGATATAATTTGCCATCTTCAACAATAGTTTTTTGTGCAGCATCATTTTTCTTTTGATAACCCGTTAAATCTCCACCTTGCAGAGATTTTACCTGTTCTATTAATTGCTTAAGTATAGGTAAATCTGGACTTGATGATGTTTCCTCATTTAAGTTAGTTAATATACTTCCATTTACTTTATAGGTACCATTTGATGTCGTTATACTTTCGTCATTACTATCTACCTTACTAGATACTTCAAATTCAAAACTATAATCTCCGACTTGATCAGTAAATTCATCTGGTAAATCTATTTCAAATAAAGCTTTTTCCTCATTTAATAGAGTGGCTTCAATTGTTTTGTATTGTTTTGTTTTAGGTTTTATTACATTTAATGTAATTTTATAATCAGTTGCATTTTGAACAGTTACGTATTGACTTATTAATTCATTTGTACTCATATTTATAACAAGTTGCACAAACATATTTGAAGTCTTTTTATCTGTATTCCAGAACGTCATCTTTGGTACATCTATCGTTGCTTCTTTTACATTTATTTTGATTAAGTAATCTCTATTTAAATTAGTTATATTACTCAAATCGTCACTTCCTCTCTAGTCTTGATAAGTTATTGTTGCTTTTATAACTCCTGTACATTTCATATAATGATCTTTATCGAATATGTGCTTTAATCCAAATCCTTTCATTGTTCCGTTTTTTATCGCATTCAATACTGCACTATCTGTTATTGTAACTGTTGTTGTTGCATTCATTGTAAGATTAGCAGTTTTGCTCCAACTTAAATAAGTAGGCTCACCAGAAGGCCTACTTAAATGATTATGCATAACTATTTTAGCTTCATTATTAGAAGAACTACCTCCACTTGTACGTTCTATTTTTAGAACAACTTTTGTTATAGTCTTGCCTTGCAATTTAGCAAAGTCATTTCCAAAGAACCATGCTCCTACACTGTTAGATGTCCATTTCCCTTGTATGACTAGGTTATCTTGTGCCCAATCGCTCCATGTATAACGATATGTATCTCCATAGTCAGAAGTGAATGTAACTGATTTACTTGTTGTAGTTCCTGTATTAGTATTAGTTCCAGTTTCAGTCGTAGTGCTATCTACAGTAACTTTGTTGCTATCTTGTATTATTTGTGATGAATTATCGTGAACTAGTTGACCGCTAGGAATAGAACCATCTTGAATGCATATTGTAGCACCATATATGGCTCTAGCAGCATAATTATTTGTTTTCCCATAATTCTTATACATAATAACTTTGCTGCCTCTAACTTGTACTCCATTTTGACTGCCTATTACTTTGCAGTTTTGCATTAACAATGTTGTTCCATGTTCTGCTCCTATCGCATAATAACTATTTGACGTTGTTTGACCATATATATTAATACTTCTAAGTGTAACAAAATTGCAATTTGAGAAATACATTCCGTAATAATATGTGTTGCTACCTACCATAGATGCTGGCATTACAGCAGGTCTTTGACTATCTACCCCATCTGGAATACCAGTAATAGTAGTAGCTCCATATATGAATAGTTTTGCTGTACAATTATATCCAGCTATATTGCCGTTATAATTCTTCATATTCATATACAGATATATATCACCATTAGAAAATCCCTTCAAATTCAAGTTTTCATTACATTCTTTGTCAAGAGTTATATATATGCTATTTCCATTAAGATTTTTTGGCAAAGCATCTAAAAAGCCTTGCGCAGTATAGAATTTTGCACTACTAATAACAGCAGATGCATCATCACCATCTGTTGCTATAGTTACAGATATATCATTTGTAAGCGAATTAATAATATCTTTACTAACAATTTTTCTAACAATAAGAGTATCGGCGGTCATATTACCTTGTGCATTAACTGCTCCATTGAAATTACCATTATTAGCAGTCATATTCCCGCTTTCATCTATAGAAAATCCACCATTTATAGTGGTATAGCCTTCTAATAATATATTTTTAGCTTTCAACAGAATATCTGAAGTTGAAAGAAGTTGTATGAATTCTGGTGCTATAGTGATGCTACTTTCTTCATCATCAGAATCTAGTCCTTTTGCTATTAAGCTAAGTTTCTGAACTAATAAGGTTAACATCGGTATGCTTTGCATATCAATTAATATTCTTCCATCTTCGCCTAAATAAAAAGTATTTTTTTCACCATTATTAGTGAGTATATTCATAACACTATTTAAATCAGCATCTAATTTTTTATATCCCACCTCTTCTAGTTGATCATTTAAATTACTTTCCTTTTCATTTTCTAGTATTCTTTTAACTTCATTGTAATTTTCTGTATAGGTAGCATGTGCTTTTTCCAAGTCATACTTATCATCTTGTGTTATTTCCTTATTCTCTATTACTTTTTCAAGTAAATTTACAAGTTCACTATAACTAGAAGAGAAATTATCATGTTCTCTAGTTATAGTTTCTATATTGCTATTGCTCATAATAATCCCTCCTTCTATAATTTCTTAGGTCTAGCACAGAATAATATTTTATCAGTTGTGTTGTTTGTAATTCCTATTATTCTAACTCCATTTGTAACTGTAGTGGATTCTATTATGTTAACTGAACCACCATCTTCAGTTGGTCCAACTACAATTGCAACATGAGAACAGTTCATATAACGACCATTTTCTCCGTTATCTCTATCAAAAAAAACGAGGTCTCCAGCTTCCAAGTTTGAATAATTGATTATATCTATATCATGAAGTACCCAACCTTTTTTCACACAGTATTCAGCTTGCATAGCAGCATTACGAGGCAACATAAATGCCCAACTAGTTTTTGAATTTTTAACTAATTTCTTTAATTTGTGATTAGCATAAGGACTTTTATCATAGCTTATATCCGCATAAACAAATATGGCCAAAGAACTACAGTCTATATTTGCTTTTTTAGCATCAGCATCATACCATTTATTTAAGTTTCCAGCCATATCGTCAGGGAAACTCGTAGGCTCAGACTTGACTGCATATGAATTATCTCCATATCGCAATCCGCTTCGATTTAGGTATGTTTTTGCAGTTTTTACAGCTTTTTCGCCACCAGCAAATTTATAAGTTTTTGCATATCCTTCACTTTTATCTACGGAAACTGAGCCATAATATTTATAGTCAATACTTGTATTTACATTAGCCATTATTATAATTTTATAACCTGTATTAGGCTTTGGTACTAGTTGCCCAGCTACACAATCAACACCTTCAAGATAACAAATTTTACTTTGTGTATAACTAATTTCATCTGCTGTAGTAAACACCATTCTAGCATAAAAACTTTTATCAACTTTACTTTTAAGTCTGAAAGTAAGAGACTTAATTGTTTTTTTAGGCCAAGTATAAGTTTTTGTACTTTCTAATAATATATTTACTGTTTCACCTTCTCTTTTAGATGCATTACCATCATCATCCCCAGTGTCACCACCGCCAGTATTACCGCTATCATCCTTTTTCTTATAACCTATTGGAGTTGATAGTAATTTTTCTTTTATTGCATCATAAAAAACACTAATGCTGCTATCATCCTTGAAGGTATAACCATCATTAGTGTAATTAGAGTTCAATACTTTTATATAAGTTTCTAATTTATCAGAAACATCTAATAAAAATACATTTTCTTCATTATCACAAAACTCTTTTATTTGAGTGTTATAAGTATCTATAGAAGTATTTACAGTAGCATAATTTTCGTATGCTATACCAGTATGTAATTCTTTTAGTATGAAAATCGGTGTATTTCTATATTTATTTTTTAATATATTAACTAATATTTTTACTCCGTTTATACCTTTTTCTGTTAGATCATTTAATCCAAAATGTACAAGTGCATAAGGAATTGAACTTGGATAAACTTTTTCATCATCTTCGTATAAGCCTTCTACTGTAGTTAACAAATTATTATTATCGTCATAAAAATCATATGCATTTGCCTTTCTAACTGCCTTGATATACACTTCATTCATATCTGTCTTGTCGATCACAGGAGTGTCCTCTACATTATTGTTATCAGCTTGAACAAGGTCATAAGGTCTTAAACAAAATCCGTATTTATAGATATCATTGTATACTGGCATATACCTTATAGCCTTTGGCCAATAATCCCACTTTCTAGCATGAGCAACCATATGTTTGCCATTTTCTTTACCACAGTAAATTAACGTATGATGAGTAAAGTTCTTTGCCATAGCTTTCGCTCTAGTTAATGTTGTAGGGCACTCTTTATTACACATCATTATTATATCTCCAACTTTCATATTTTCTATAGATGTTTTAGTTATTTTAAACATTTTATACCCATCTTTAGCCGTTGCATATTTAACCAATGTACCATATGCACAATATGAATCACTATGAAATATACTTTTTAGTCCAGCTTCACCATAGCAACAAGTAACCAAAGAACTGCAATCATAACATATTGGATTTTCTATTCCGTAAAATTTACCTTTTCTCTTGTTAGGTTTTTTAAAATTCCATGTTCTATATTCCTGGTCATAAGTAGCTAATTTATCTGTATGTTGTTGTACTATAGCTTTTGCCGTATCAACTATAATTTGTCTTATATCACTTGCACTTGCTTTACCTGTTCCTTTTGGAGTAGATACACCAACTCCATAGCCTAATTTATTGCCCTGTGCATCTAAATAATAAGGTAATTGGCCATTTACCACTTTATACCAACACAAATATAGTTCTACATTATTCGGTGTTCCTAATCCTTTTTGGTCTTTTAACTTCTGTCTGTAAGCTGCAAAATCAAATTTTAAACTATCTAATTCCTCATAAACTTTTAACTTTGTTTGATTAGATTGAGAACTTAAATAGTAAGAATCAACAAATGTATATCCATATTTATCACAGACATATTTTGATACTATCCAGTTTAATGAACCTTGTCCCATATTGTTAGCTACTAATCCACCAAATATATTTCCGTGCGCATAATCAATAGCTTGACGTAGTTCCCAGCAACCGAATCGTATCTGATTTAAGATATTTTTGTCGACTGTTATTCCGTTAACTGTAGTAGTTCCACCTATCCCTGGTTTCATAGTATTATAAGAAGGTAGAAATTTATAAGTGCTGCCGTCTAAATATTTTATAGTTTGTGCCTTATTTCCCCACTCTTTGAAGTATGTACTTCTTTCACATTGCATTAGTCCGTAACCGCCATTACTACCTGTAGTACTATAAGGGTCACCTCTAGATTCTCCCATTATGACTGCATACACTAGATTTGTATCTAAGCCAAATTTTCTAGCATAATGTTCAACTATAAGATATAGTTTATATTTATTTCCTGTAGATGATAAATCGTTAAGATTAGCCTTGTTTTGATATTTACCTATGTCATATTTCTCATATAATGCTAATGCTTCTGCATACTCATCATTAGTTTTATCAGTAGTAGATACTGCCTTAGAAGTCTTTATTTGATAAAATCTATCATCTCCAAGCCATACTCCATTTTTATAAGTGTCAATATAGACAGGGTCGCCATCACCTTCATCGGGAGGGTCTGGTTTTGGATGTATAATATCTTGAATTTCATCAAATATTTTGTCTATCTCCTCTTTTTCTACTCCCATTTTTTCTAAGTATTCTCGTATTTTAGCAATATCCTCGTCAGTCAAATCACCTATTCCAATACCACCAAGAAATTCAATTATTTCTTTTAATAAATCGTCTTTATTAGATAGATTTTTTATTTTGCTTGTAACTTCTTTATAATTGCTAAATTCTGCTGTACATTTTGTTTCATCAGAAAAAGATAATTTTAGTTTATTTACTCTAGCTTCTAAAAGTAATGGTTTTACTCCAAAGCCAAAATCTCTAATTGATACAGTATCACCTATATCAAGTTCATCATCGTAAGAAACAGTCATTTCATATGTGGCTTGAGGTTTAGAACGTTTTTGTAATTCCTCATATGCTTCTTTTAACAAATCAGATGCATTATTAGCATCACTTTCAAAGTAGCCAAATATATGTCTACCATTATTGTTATAAAGTTTAAAAGCTTCTTCATCTGCAATAAAGTCCTGATTAAGTGGTTTGTCGACTGGATCCCCTTTTTCTTTTATCCATTCTACTGAATGTATAGTTATATCATCTTTTCCATAAGGGATTAATGCTGTACAGAAATCGGACCATTTTTTGGTTTGACCTATTTTATTTACATTATCACCATATGTAAAAATCTTATTTGTTACTTTCCCTTTTTTCTTATATACATTTATAATCTGCTTTAACTTACTACCTTGTCTTTTGACTGTAAATTCAAGCTCAGCGCCGAAACTAGCTATATTATCTTGAATAGCTTTTAATACGTTTGTTTTTGTCTCGATTTCAATAGTAAGCACTGTATTAAGTAACTCACTATCAACGTATTCAACTTCAAACTCTGTATTAATAAGTACGGAATCAAGAAATTGTTTTACATTACCAACTATCACTTGAGGTTGAGTCGGCTCATTTATAAGTGTTATCCCTGTATTTTCACAGTAAATGTCAGTTATAACATTCTTTTTCTCGTGAGTTGTTCCAGATTCGAATATTTGAAATAATCTATCTTTGCCTTTCCATCTAAAAATTATATAGTTAAGTCCGATTAACTTATCAGAATACCTTTTTACATCTTTTACAGATAGTGTATAAGTGTCAATAAAAGTTTCTAGGTCCAACTCATATTCATCATCAAAAAAACAACTGTCTCCCTGTGAAGGTATAACATCTATTATTTCTTTTTGTCGATTTAAAATAAAAATTGTGTTTACTCTATACATTATCTATTAAACCTTTCATTAAATATTACACTACTAGAAGATATTGGACTGTCTGAATTTATTGTTATTGTATTTTCACCTTGTTCTAAGTTAAAGAAGTAACTTCCATAATCTATATAATCCATAAAAAGCTCACCATTTTTATAAACCTTTTGATTTAAAGTATCTATACTTATTTCATCTCCAGCTTTAAAAATGTATAAGTTTGTATCTTCTTGAGTTGTATCATTTAGTTTATTTACAATAATTCTATTAAGTGTCATTGTATCAACTGCTTTTTCTTCTCCATATTGGCCAAAGAAAACATCTATATGATTTAGGTTTCCTGTTGGAAAATCGCTATCTCTTATATCTTCTGGCTTAATTGTTTTAACTATTTCACCAGAGGAATTATATTTAACAACTTCAACACTCCATTTTGTACCTTCCCTTTTTATAGTAAAATGGCCTTTAAATTCGTTCCAATCTCCATATTGTCCCATATTAAGGTAATGTTTCTTTATAGTAAGCTTATCTCCACTACCTTCTGTAGTTGTTGTGAATTTTACTTCTGGCAATTTAAAATCTTTATCTTCTAATACAGTTTTATTTCCTATTTGTACAACTGGATAGTTTGATTCAAAATACTTTTGGTCATCACATAACATAAACTTGAATAATTTTACACCATTTACATCGCATCCATACATTTCTAACAAGCCTAATTGATTTTCAGCCACAACTATATCTTCATCTGTTTCTATCGTTGTATCCGAGCCTTTTGTAAGATATTCACTCCAAACGTAGCCTGTTTTTCCGTTATAGGTTACTTTGCTCCATTTCCCACTTGTGATATTTAAATAATTAACCGCTGTACCATTCGGTATTGTAGCTAATAACTTTGTTTTCTTGCTTGCTCCACTTCTTAATGATGCTGTATGATTTGTGTAATAATTACTTGTTTTTGTAGTGATCTTCTTTAAACCTTTAGATATTTTAACCCAGCCAGTTTTTTCACTATAAGTAGTTTTTATCCAGCCATTAGTAACTTGACTAGCAGTCAAATAAACACCTTTTTTTATAGTTTTTATCGTTTTACTACTAGAAAGTCTTTTTTCCTTTAAAGCTATTGATGTAGCTGTTACTTTATATTTAGTAGTTGTTGTTGTGTTTGTACTTGCATTTTCGTTGTATTTCAATTTTCCTGTTGAATCAAAATAAAAGTAGCCTTGCACTTCAAAGTCGATTATGTCTGGAATAAGATTTCTTCTTATAGAAGGTCCATGCCATTTATCTCCTGAGCCGTAATCATTTGCTACTATTGCCCATCCGCCTTCATTTACAGCACATACATCTACTCCACCAGTAACAACTCTATTTGCATCTACAAAAGACCCATTTGAGAAATTAGTCTTTGTTTCACATACTTCATCTATTTGATTTTCTTTTTCGTTAACTGATTTATTTACAAGGCTTGGATAAGTTCCAAGAAGAATAGCATTACCATTACTATCACTTACTTGTAAATAACAAGCATCTTGCTCTAAATTTACATTAATTATACAAGGGCATGACTTTTTGCCCTCATTTGTATAAGTAATCTTTTTATCGCCTTCAAATATTTTGGCTTCTTCTATATAAAAATAAGGGTCGTATGCCACTAAGGACACACTTCCCTCGCCATAACATTTATTATCACGAATTACCACATCTCCAAACTCCACTTCATCCTCTGGAATGCAGTAAATAAATTTTTCTTCATCTTCTATGTAAAAAGCTTGTGGAGTATCTACATCAAAAGCATCTGCTATAGCATCTACTGTAGTATCATAAGTATCCTTATCATCACATTCAACACAGAATTTAATATCTATTGTTCTCTTCTTCTTTCTACTTCCACTAAATATATCTCCATTATCGCTCCATGTTTCAATAGAATCAGATTCAGAAGGAGGTAGTAAAGGTATGTCTATTTCTTTTATGCCAAAGCCTTCTAAATCGTCTAATACTATGTCACCGAATTTATACATTTATCTACCTCTCTTCCTGTTTTCTCTTCTTGCTTTTACTTTTATTTTATCATCTACTATATCTGCAGTAGATTCACCTATGACCTTGCTATCAAGATATACTGGCATTACTATCCTCATATCTCTTGTAGTAGCTTTTGCTGTGCTATTAGAAGAACTAGATACACCTGTTGAACTAGAAAAGCTTGAAGTTGATGTACTAGCTAAACTAGCAGTAGCAGCATTATTTGTAGCTCTTATAGCACTATATGCTAAGTTTGAATATGCCATTGTGTTTACAGCTTTTAAATTAGCTGTTCTAGCACTCTGATTTACAGTATTAACAGTTCTAGTAACATTAACTTTAGTGTTAAGTGTTCTATTTGTAGCAGATGCTATTTTAGACATATAACTATTTACAGAACTATAAGCTTGTGACATTTGAGTTTGTATAACTTTTCTAAGTGATATAAAGCTTCTTGTAGCATTGTTACGTGCATTTTGTGACTGTGTTCTTACAACATTAGCAATAGATATCATCTTACTTGTTACAGCAGTTCTAGCTTGTGTTATTTGTGTATTTATAACTTTTCTAAGTGATATAAAGCTTCTTGTTGCGCTATTTCTAGCATTTTGAGATTGATTTCTTATAATATTAGCTAGGTTGACAAATTGATTTCTACCTATGTTAACACTACCCACTAAATTCTCTCTAACTGTATTTCTAATTTTTCCAAAGCTTGAACCTATACCATTAGCTACATTTTGAGTTGTTGTTTGTAAGGATTTTAATTCTTTTTCTAACTCTTTTAGTTGACTTGCATTCATAGTTTCTAGCTTATTCATTATATTTTGGGAAATGCCATCGCCTATTTCTGTTGCAGTAGCATTTGTTGTAGATTTACTTTGTTCAAGTCCTGAGTTTATACCATTGGTGTAATTTTGCCCACTAGAAATACCCCATTGTTGATAAGCATCTTGTCCGTCGCTGTTAAATAATCCAGCAAAAAATCCTTTTATACCAGCAAATTTATCCATTGTAAAGCCTTTTAAGAATCCCCATATAAATTTATCTGCTACTGAACCACCAAGCATACCCATATTTTCTGCATTTGCAGCCGACCAATCGTTCATTGCATCATAGATAATACCGCATGCTGAATTTATTTGATCTCTATTATTTCTTATTCCGTTTCCTATAGCTTCTAAGATAACTTTGCCAGCTTCTTGGATCATAGGACCATTTTCTTGAATCCAGCTACAAACTTTTGATATCAAACTACTTATTGCAGCTGATAAACCTTCTTTGTTGTTTATTATGCCTTGAGCTATGTTTTTAACTATACTACTACCCATGCTTAATAAACTGTCTAAAGAACCACCACTTATAAATCTATTAGCACCACTTATTGCATTTGATATTAAATTAGGTATATTTTTAGCTGCATTAGATACTTTTGTTTCTAAGTCAGCTAATCCCTTTTCAAATCCATCAAAAGTATAAGTGTTTTTATCCCCGTTTCTCCAAGTTGAGAAAAAGTCTGTAAGTGCTTGAGAGCCGTTTATAAGCGCTGGTTTCATTTTTTCAAATGCACCTATTAAACTATCTTCTATCGCACTTGATAATGCTAAAAATGTTGATTTTGTTGTTTCATCAATGCTGTCAGCTAATCTAGTTGATAATCCTTCAATTTCTTTAAGATTCTTCTTGTAAGTTGCATATTTTTCATCTGACATATCAACTATTTCGTTAACTTCATCAAAGCTATCTCCAAGTCCTATAGTTTGCAATTTAGCTTTTATTTGTTCGTCTGACATGCCCTTAAATGCTTGTCTTAGGTAATCTGTCTTTTGAGACATTGATAATGTAGATAATGATATTTTTTCAGCTTCTATTCCATATTTAGAAAGCTTACTGTTAGCATCGTCTATTGTCATTCCTTCTTTTACAAGTGATTTAACATATTCTTTTGTGTTTTTATAGTTTTCATTATGAGCTTTAGCATATTCTACTGTATGATCACTAAGTCCAACTATAGAATTATCTATAGTACTTAAAGTTCCGTTATAATCTATAAGTTGATTTATTGCTTTTCCGTCTATTTCTATGTTTTTAGCATTTCCTACACTTCTCCAAAATTTATCAACTTTACCACTAGCATTATCCATAGATTCTACTACATCGAGTAAATCTTCTACAGATTGAGAACTAACTTTACAATCATCACCAAGTAAAGATATTGCATATCCTAAGTCTTTACTAGACAATCCTAATGCTGTTGCTGATGTTTCAGTATTAGAAAATACATCTTTCATGACTTCTATTCTCTTTGTAGCATCTTCGCCTTTTAAACCTAAGATGTTCATATTTTCATTAAACATTGATACTGTAGAAGTTGAATTGTCTATCGCTTCTGATAGCTTGTTGTATTCTTCTGCTGATGCATTAACAAGTGACATAACTCCTGGTAAAGCATTTTTACCAGCAACAGTAGCTATCAAAGCTGCTTTTTGACTTCTTGTCATATTTTCTGTGCCTTCTCTTAATGCTTTTACTGTAGCTTCTAAATCTGTACATCCGTCAGCTGTTGTTTTTAGATAACTTCCTGTTTTGTCAGCAGTCATTCCTAATTCTTGTAAAGCTCTGTCTTGTTGGTCTGTTGGATTTGCCATATTCAATAGTTATTATCGTGAAGCTTTTTATCTTCACCTCTGGAAGTTTCCTTCATTTTCATCAGTTGGTCAATTCCAACTCAGTTTGGCGTACATTTTCATCTTCAACTTTACTTGTTAAGATGTTCGACACTCTTGGAGGGATTATATTTATTCACCCTCTACGCTCTACGATACTTTATAGCCTTTCGTAATCTATAAAGTTATCTCGGTATTAACGTATCTATTAATAATTGCAAAATAAAAAGGCATCTTATTTAGATACCTTATCATTTATAAATTGTTCATATTGTTCTTTTGTATTGTTACCATATCCGTAGATATGATGAAATTCTTTATGATGTTTCTTGCAAAGAACTATTCCGTTTTCTATGTCAAGCCTACTTTCTTTGTTCTTATCAAAAGAATCTAAATGATGAGCAACTATATCTCCGCCTTGTTGCCCACAACATTGGCAAGTATAATTATATTTTTCAAAAATCTTTTTTCTCCATACTTTATATTCTTTTGTATCTCTATTTTCAGCTCTTTCTTCATCTGTTAAATTCACATTGTAATTAGGATTATTACTGCCTTGATTATACTCGTTAAAACATTCAGTTGAGCAAAACTTTCTTCCTAATTTAAAATCCGTGAAGCTTTTGCCACAATTCTTACAAGTGTATTTATATCTGTGTTTATTTTTTAATCTATATTCGTAATCTAATTTACGTACTTCTAAATTATTTTCTATACGATAATTTTTTCTTCTTTCATTTAAAACTTCTTTATGTTCTTCGTAATACTGTTTACTCTTTTCATTTAAATACACTTTATTGCTTTCACGATATTTCTTTTGTGATATTTTTATTTTTTCTTTATTATTTTCTCTATATTCTTTGCATTTTTCTAAAACTTTTGCTTTGTTGTTGTGGTAATATTCAGAAGTATTTTTCTTTAAAACTTCTTTATGTTTTTCATAATATTGTTTATTATGTTCTTTTATTTTAGCTTCATTTTCTTTTCTATATTGTTTTCTACGTTCTTTGTTTTTGGTATTATATTCTTTATCGTATTTAGCTTTCTGTTGCTTTCTGCAATCTTTACATTGATTTCTATACTTATTAGTATCTTTTCTAAAAGAAAATTCTGTTATATCCTTTTCTAAACCACAACAAATACATATTTTTTTCATAATAAAAAACACCTCCGACAGTATTTTTATTTTCCGATTTATTTAACAAGGGAAGAAAGCTCGGATAACTTTCTTGTCATTAAGGCTCGCGACTTCCTTAACTATCCCTAAAAATATTATAACATATTTACAATTATTAATAAACTTAGCCTTCACCGATATTGCCGAATCTTTTTTGAATAGTATTTCTACTAAACCGACCAATATTCTAGCCAACATATTCTTCAAAGACATACCTGCCTTTGAACCTTTAATCAATTGTTACAATAAGGCTCTTTATCCTTATCTCTCCTAGTTTCCTAAGAGTATCGGACTATCTCTTCACCATATTTTCTAAACTTAGGTGCAGGATTTCGTGGATATTTCAACTGTTCTAGTTTACTTTATCTAGTCTCTAAACCTTTCTATTATCCCTAATAGAAGTGGTAATTGATTAGCATATCTTTCGACTTAGCTTTCCAATTTTAACCCTGTATTTTATGCTACTAATTTCTTAGTAACCGAGCATGTATGTCTACCCGCATTTGCCATTAGACCGATACTAGTTGATAAATCTGTCATAGAAGCACCTAATGCTCCAGCGATAGCGCCTGTTTGTTTCATAGATTCACCGAATAAAACAACATCGGTATTACTTCTAGTAATAGTTGCAGCTAATTTATCTGCAAAGTCGCCAGCTTGATTTGCTTGCATGCCAAGTGCAGTTAAATCATCCATTATCTTATATCTAGGCTCTTTATCCTAGAACTCTTACTTTCATAAGAGGATGGGACTATATCATCACCTTTAACTTAATAGTAAGGTGTTCGGCGCTCGTGGGAGAAATTATTATTTGCCTATTCATTCTCCTAGTCTCTGAACCTTCCATGTACTTTTACGGCTTTCCATGGCTTGGTTGCTGATTAGCATATTAATACCATAAATTACAAATATTAACTTAGCCTTCCAGCAATTCACCGAATATTTTTTGAATAGTATTTCTACTAAACCGACCAATATTTTAGTCAAAATGTCACTTGCTGTTCCTAAATCTGTAGCCCCTATTTTTGCTAAATTTAATGTTGATTGTACTCCGTCAAGCATTTCTTGAGTTGACCAACCAGCCATGGCCATATATTGCATTGCTTGGCCCACTTGACTAGCGCTAAATGTAGTTGCAGCTCCTAATTCTCTAGCTTTTGCAACTAACTGGTCAAATTCAGTTCCTACACTTCCAGCTATTGTAGCAACTGTTTTCATTTGTGATTCAAAGTTTGCTCCAGTTGTTATAAGACTTGAAAGATTAAAATCAAATCCTGTTAACTCACTAAAAGCATCTTTAACTGCATTTATTGAGGTGAGCATACCTTGAAACACAGGGGAGACTGTATCTTTTATGTTATTCAGTCCATCAAAAAACCTCTGTTTTCCAGCATCATATAACTTTTTAGTAACTGTTAATACTGCAGTTACAACAACAAGTGCTTTTGCTGGTCCAGGTAATGCTTTAAATACTTGTCCTAAATTAGATGCTTTAGTTTTAACTTCTTCTAGCTTTTTGCCAAAGTCAGAAGCTCCTAATGCATCACTTAATTTACTATTGCCAGTCGCCTTTTTAATGCTTTCTGACATATCCTGGATTGATTTTCTAGCATCTTGCATTTTTGTTTTGAAGGAAGCTATATCAGCATTGATCTTTACATTTAAAACTTTAGTTGCTATTTTCACCACCTCCAAATTTTTCAAATAAATTATTTATATATGTCAAGTTTTCTTCTCTTTGTTTCTTGCTTACTTTATGAGCTTCTTTTTTACTCTTAGCGCTCTCAAAAGGATTGATAGGCTTGAATTTATCCCCTCCAAATGCCATTCCTAAAGCATTTTGTAAGCAACATAGACTTAAGTTATATTGCTCTTGTTGTTCTTTTTTATGCCCTTCTAGTGCTAAATTAGCTTCATGTATAGTTAGATGCCAAAAAGAAGAAGGTGGCATTTTCATACCACCCACTAACTTTTTATATAGATTCTCAATTAGCTCTTTGAGTTCTACTTTCCCTCTTCACTTTCTTCTGTATTATTTTCAGTTTCAGCATTTGTGTCTATTCCCAGTGACTCAAATATAGCATCTTGTATTATATTCATTACATCTGATATTGCATTTCCTTCTGCTATATAAGCATCCATTAATTTACCAGCTGTTACCTCTGTTATTTTGCTATTTTCTTCTACTAATCCATAGTAAAATGCTTTTCTTGTATTAGCTATAGTTCCTGTAACATTCTCAGCATTTCTTATTGGATCTAAACCATTAGCAGACATTTTACTAAGTATATTTATTGTATATTTTAATTCATAATCTTTATCGTTTATATTTAGTACCATGTATTCCTCCTAAACAGCACTAGCTTTTTCTAATTTGCCATTTCCATCGAAACTTAAATCATATGTAAGGGCATCATCATAAGGTGCATCTAAATCCAAGCCTACTATATAAGCTTTACCCTTAAATCCTACTGTATTTGTTTTATTAGCTAGCACTACATCAACTGCAGTAGAACTTAATACCGCATCAACTGCAGCATCGTAACCTTCATCTCCAGTATAATAAAATCCATCGCAAGCAGCTGACCATTCTTTAGCTCCAGATATTTTTCTTTTCCAATCTCCTGATGTTTTTGTAGATGTATCTATGGAATCAGCTTTGATAGATACTTTACAGTTCTTTTGGCCACCTATAGCCTTACCACCAGCAGATACAATTATATCTAAACCTCTTATAACTTCTCCAGTATCGCCTTCAACAGCTAATAATTGTAAGTTGTCTAGTTTCATACTATCACTCCTTTCATTTGAGTTTCTATTCTATAAATCAAAATGCCGTGGTAATATTTACCCTCGGCATCTTTTTGCTCTAATATTTCACTTGAATTTAAATACAAGAAAGCTTGCTCATTTTCAAGTGTAATTGTTTTGTTTTGAAGCAAGTCATTAACTTGTTTCATAATTTGCATTACTTCTTTTTTGCCTCTGTATTCTGAAAAAACATCTATGTATTGATAATCCTTGTAAGCTCGATTAGTCTTGTTAGAATTATCATTACCTCTATTTGTACCAAGCTTAATATAAGGACATTTAGCATTCTTAGGTACATCATCATGCACAGGATAAGACAATGTACTTAATAATGCATATAACTTTTCTTGCAACTCTACAGAAATCATTATTCTAATAACCTTTCTATGATTTCATCAAGCGCATCATTAAATTTGTCCTCATTTTCATCAACTGCTGGCTCAAAATAAGGCTGTGCTGACTGATATCTAGTACCATATTCTACATACTCAGCATATTCAACGTTAGTTCCTACTTCACCACTATAAGTAGAAATTATATTAGTAGTTATAGAACCTCTAAGCCTTCCAGTATCAACAGGGCATTTCTTTTTAGCATCTCTTTCGATATTATACAAGGTATCTTTTACTAATTTGCTTACATCTTTTTCAACTGTAGCAGTGTTATTGAATTTTTTTAGTATTTTTTCAGCATCTGAGGTTATTTTAATTTCCAATTTCATCACGCTCCATAACAATCATGTAGCATTTATTGTAGTCAGCAACTGATTCTTTTTTATAATGTTTATTTCCATATAAAACATAAAAATCTTCATCAAGATCCAGTAATTTATCCAGCTTTTCTTGTGTAAACAATTTATTTTTAGAATAAGTCGCTAACCTTCCAGCCGAATCAATTTCACTAATAGTAAAAGGTGCTACCTTGCATTTAATTTCTTTAATTCCTACATCTTTTGTAGTATAGCCACCTAAACCATCTTCAATTAATTCTTTTTTATATATAACTGCACTATCTCTATAATCCATTTATAACATCCTTAGCTTCTTTATTCTTGTATTGTTTGCCTTATATTGTTTTAGCAGTGGTTTATACTCATAAAAATCATCAGACTTGTAAGAAGTCGAAAGGACATCTATTTTTTCTGTAGATATCCCTTCACTCCCTAATCTTCTGTATCTTTTTATGGCTACTTCCTCAGCTATAAATTCAAGCTCAGTGGGGATTGTAGAACTTTCTATATACACACTCATGTAATTTATAGCGTCTGATAACAAAATAGCCAACAATTCATCTTGTGAATCATCGGCTTGCAAACCTAATTTTATTTTTATCTTAGAAATATCCATTTAAATTACCTATTAAGCATCTGATTTTTTAACACATATTTGTATCGCATCAACTCTTTTATTTAAGATAAATACATCTTCGAATGATTCTTCAAAGTATACATATTTGCCTTGTGATAATGCACTTGGTGGTTGAAGTTGTGCGAATGAATAAGAAACTATAGGTAATATAGCACTTGGATGCAATAATATCATTGCTATATCTTTAGCAGTTGATTTAGCTACAAATCCTCCATCAGTTTGTCCAGATGTTTTACCATCATTAAATGTATATTCTGTTTTAAAAAGAGCTGTTGGTACAGAAACTATATCAACTTCTTCTATTCTTGATACATTTCTAGCTAGTTTTTTATCTCCGTTGTTTCTAACTATAGCTATAGCATCGTCAATTAAAGTTTTTGTATATGTATCGCAATATAAAACCCTTCCACTTACTGGCACTAATGCTTCATCCATAGCATCCATCATAGCATCAAATT